AAAAAAGGAGATCTTTATGGATATTAATTCTATTGCTGAAGGCTTGAAAGTAACTGGTCGTGTGCACCTAGTTAAAACTAATAAAAGTGGGAAGATAATTGATGAGCGTTATGTGTCTAACTTGGTTGTTACAACTGGTAAGAACTATATCGCTTCTAAAATGGTCGCCACTACAAATTCACCAGTTTCAATGACTCACATGGGTATTGGAACTGGAAATTCTGCAGCTGATGTATCAAACACTACATTGACACAAACTGGTCGTGTCGCTCTTTCATCTTCATCTGTTCTAAATAATACAATCACTTATACTGCTACATTTCCTGCAGGTACTGGTGATGGTGCTATTACTGAAGCTGGTATTTTTAATGCATCTACTGCAGGAACAATGCTTTGCCGTACTGTATTCCCAATAGTTAACAAAGGTTCAGGCGATCAAATTACTATTACATGGGTTATCACAGTAAGCTAATTTAAGACAGGCTGATCTAATGACTACGTCATACTTAATTAAATCAATTCTACACAAATCACTTGCAGAAGGTGTGTATCGAGACATCACGACTAAAAAGTCTAATTACTATTACATGCTTGGTAAAACCATTCCATGGAATACTGATGATGATCCACCTTACCCAATTGATAGTTATGCATATGAAAGAGCCACAAGAACAGAAGCTATAACATATAAATCTATCAACTCTTCTGATGTATCTTTTGTTGTAGATAGAATAAACTGGTTATCAAATACAGTTTATGATATGTATGATGATAGTTATAGTGGAGAAGTTATTGGATTAAATCTTAAAAATGGTGGTTCTGGTTATACATCACTACCAACTGTTACTATTACTGGTGGAGGTGGAACTGGTGCTTCTTATGGAGCAATTGTTGACACTGCTATTGGAAAAATAATTGGAGTCCAGAGATTCGCAACAGGTAGTGGATACACTTCTATACCGACAGTAACTATTACTGGTGGAGGTGGTACTGGTGGTATAATGACTGCAGTTGTTGAAATTTCTCCAAATAATGGAGCACATAAATTAGAAAATTCTAAGTTTTATGTATTGACAGATGATTTTAATGTATATAAGTGTTTGGATAACAATAAAAATTCTCTTTCTACATTCAAACCAAGTGGAACTCAAACCAATCCAATCTTAATGCCAGATGGATATATCTGGAAATATATGTATAATATTCCAATTGGGTTAAGAAATAAGTTTGTGACAAATGAGCATATGCCAGTTATTTCTGCATTAACCAACCAATTTTATAGCAACGGACAGTTAGAAGCTATAACTATTAATGCTAAAGGAACTAACTACATTAGTGCTAATATCGCTGTTGATGGAGATGGATATAGAGAAATAGATCCAATTTATATTCAAAATTTAGCTGTAAACACAGGTGGTACTGGTTATACACCATCTTCTGTAGTAACTATTTCTGATCCATTTACAGATGCTTCTGCATTCGTTGGAGGTTCCAGTGTCTCTCTTGGTCAAAAAATTTTCAATTCTACCAAAGACTTTTATGAAGTTGCAAGTCCTGGAACTCTGGGTGGTGTAGAAGTTTCTCACACCAATGGTTTTGTTAGAAGTGATTCTTTTATAGGTGTTTTATGGACAGCAAATACAGCAGTTACATTGGGTGCACAGCGTTATTATAATAATAATTTATATCAAGTAACTCAAGCTGGAACTACTAGTGGAACACCACCAACGGGAACATCAACTGTTCCATTTAGTGATGGGACAGCTATACTAGTATATGTTAAACCAACTCCAAAGGGAACTGCTGTTCTAAAATATCTTGGAACAACTGCAACTGCTACTGCCACATTATCTGGAAGCTCAATTTCTGCCATTAACTTTATTGGTTCTTTAAAAGACATAGAAGTTATTAGTGCTGGAAGTGGATATACATCTGCTCCTACTGTTAATATAACTAATGGTGGCGGAACTGGAGCATCAGCGTTTTGTCAGATGAATGGTTCATCTGTTTTATATGTAGATATAATTAATCAGGGTAAAGGTTATACATCTGACCCAACTATTACATTTGGAACAGAATGGACTTCTGGTGGTACTGTTCATCTTTATGATCAGATTTATTATAGTGGTAAGTTATATACTGTATCTGCTGTATCTCAAACAAATGCAATTCTTGGTTCAACTGGACCATCTCATACAACTGGTAGCGTTGTGAATGGACAGGCTACCCTAACCTTCGCTGGAACACCAGCTACTGCCACATGCAGTAGAAAATTTGGTTCTGGATATGCAAAGGCTCCGACTGTAAGTGTCTCTATTGGAACAGGATTTACGTATTCTCTTTTTACTGCTAAGTCTAATGCTAAATTAGTACCAGTTATTGAAAATGGACAAATAGAAAGCGTTGCTGTCGTTGATGGTGGTGTTGGTTATACTACTGCTGCAATAACAGTAAATTCTACAAGTGGATATGGAGCATCACTAGCAGCAAACCTTGCTGTTGGTAATATTCAATCACTACAGGCTAATAATGAAATCCTTTCAGTTGCTGGTGCTATAGATGCTATTAAAATTATTAGTGGTGGGTATGGATATGGCACAGCCACAGTGAATATTATTGGCGATGGAGCTGACGCTGCAGCAGAAGCAGTTATAAATCCTATCGATGGATCTATTAGTAAAATTAACATAACAAACAGAGGTAGTGCTTACACATTTGCTACTGTTGTTATCACTGGTAATGGTTTTGGTGCTGAGGCTAGAGCAATTATGCCTCCATTCGGTGGACATGGAAGAAACTCACCAGATGAATTGTTTGCAAGAACACTAATGTTCTACACAAATATGTCTAATGATCTAAATCAAGGACTAAGTATCAATAACGACTACAGACAGGTAGCTATTGTTAAAAATCCATATGCATATGGTACTACAAATAGATTTACGTCTCTAATAGGTTCTGGGTGTTTCGTGATTCAATCTCCGATTGATACAACTCAATTCCCTAAAGATTCTTTAGTGTTTATTAATAGAGCGAATATCTGGACCACTAATACTGCGTTAAATGTTGGAGATCAAGTGTATTATGGTGAAAATCTTTACCTAGTTACTGAAGATGGAACTACAAGTTCTACTGCACCATCTCATACATATGGAAATCTATCTAATGGATCTGCAGTATTAATGTATGTTGGTACACCGAGAAGATATTATCGAATTGTAGTTTCTTCTCCAACCAGTGTATTGTTGCAATCTCTGGACAACGATACTCCTACTGTTTCTGATACATTACTAAATAGTAACAGTAATTCCTTTAAACCATTGGCTGTAGGTTATCCTACTGTAGATAAATATTCTGGTCAGCTAATGTATATTGATAATAAGGCAGGATTTACCCCATCAGAAAGTGAGACTGTAACATTCAGAACAGTCATTAAGTTTTAAGATAAATAACAAAGAATCCATTAGGAAAAAGAGTTAAGAATGACTATCAATTTTAATACTGAGCCATATTACGACGACTACGATGAAGATAAAAAGTTTTATCGAATTTTGTATCGTCCATCTTACGCAGTTCAGGCACGTGAACTTACGCAAATGCAGAGCATCATGCATAACCAAATTAGCAAACTTGGTTCGCATGTATTCAAAAATGGTTCGATGGTTATCCCTGGACAGATATCTATTGATACGACAATCTCTTATGTTAAGTTAGAGTCTACTTACAATAGTGTATTAACTGATGAGTTGTTAACCACATACGTTGGTAAAACAGTTTCTAATACAAATGGATTAAAAGCCCAAGTCATCTACTATGCTAGATCAGATGGCACTAATCCTCCAACATTATTTGTAAAATATACAAATTCTCAAACAAATAATAATACAACAAAAGTGTTTACTGCTGGAGATGTTCTAACTGATATAACAGTTGGATCTACATTATCATCAGTTCAAGTTTTTGCAACAGCACCAACTGGAATTGGATCTATTGCTCAAGTTCAACAAGGTGTTTATTACATCAAAGGACATTTTGTCCTACTAACTGCGCAAACTATTGTTCTTGATAGGTACAGCGACACTCCAACTTATCGTGTTGGTGTTTTAGCTAAAGAAGATATTGTTATCCCAGAAGAAGACAACACTCTTCTTGACAATGCACAAGAATCTTATAACTATGCAGCTCCAGGTGCTCATCGTTACTACATCGATTTAACATTAACTAAATTAGCTATCAATTCTACTGCAGATGAAGATTTTGTTGAACTTGTTAGAGTTGTTGATGGTAAAAATAAATCTATTGTAGAAACAACCCAATACAATGAACTAGAAAAAACTTTAGCACGCAGAACATTTGATGAATCTGGTAACTACACTGTTCGTCCATTTAATATCGATGTTCGTGAACATAGAAATAATAATCGTGGCGCATGGGCTTTTGGTAAAGCATACCTTATCGGTGATGTTGTAACTAATGGCGGATACATATACGTAGCAAAAAACAATGCAACATCTGTTGGTATTGGTAACCCGAAAGTTGGACCAACTCATACATCTGGAACATCATACGATGGTGGTTCTACACTTGGTGTTAACTGGGAATATCAAGTAAGTGTAGATAATGTATTCTATAATCGTGGAATTTATACACCAGAGAATGGTGGTGACGAATCTAAACTAGCTATTGGTCTTGAGCCTGGAAAGGCATATGTTGAAGGTTATGAAATTGAAAAAGTTTCTACAACATATATCGATGTTAATAAAGCTAGAACTGAAGATACTTCAGTAAATTCAGTTATCTCTGCTACTGTAGGTAACTATGTTTTGGTTACCAATGTTAATGGCGCACCACCTATTGAAAACTTCAGTATAGTTAATTTGTACAACTATGTCAATGCGTCAGTTGGTGTCGCTCCCAGTGGATTAATTGGTACTGCTCGTGTTAGAGCATTTGAATATGACAGTGGTGGTGCTATTGGTACACAAACTGCTCAATATAAGTTATCATTATTTGATGTTAAGTTGAATTCTGGATTTAGTTTCCAACGTGATGTTAAGAGTTTCTTCTTTGATCGTTCAGACGCTAACATTAACTTTACTGCTGATATTCAACCTAATACAACAAGACTAATTGGTGCAGCAACTGCAGCTGCTAGCCAAACAGTTATTGGAAGTGGTACTTCGTTCCAAACAGATTTAAAAATTGGTGATTACATCTATCTTGGCACTACACGTGTTCGTGTAGATGCAATTACTTCACAGAGAGAGATAACAGTTACTCCATCAGTTACAGTTACTGGTGTGACTATTGACAGACTTTCTACAGATCTTCTTGAACCACAAAATTCTGGTTTAATTTTCCAACTTCCTCAATATGCTATTAAGAGTGTATCTGACATAACATATACAGCAGTTCAGAAATTTAGTAATACTGCTGGTACTGCAGATTCAGGTGGTACTGGATTCTGTACTTTACAAATTACAACATCAGCTGGAACATTTGCATCATCAGCTTCAAATTCAAATTATGTTGTAGTTTATGCAGACGCTACTGCTGGTGGAACGATCGTTCTTCCAGCAGATATTACAGGCACTAATACTAGCAGTATTACTATAAAATTAGCAAATACATATGCTGGTAAAGTTATGACTGTATTGGCTGCAGTCAATAAATCTAGCTCATCAGTTAATTCTCAAAGAACAAAAGTATTGACCACAGCAACGCCTGTTACATTTACTACACAGGCTACTGCTACTGCTGCAAATTTATATCTTGGTAAAGCTGATGGATTTAAAATTATCGCTGTAAAGATGAAGACTGGAACATTTGCGTCTCCAGGCGCAACTTATAGTATTGATATTACAGATCGTTATCATTTCGATGATGGACAAAGATCAACTCATTATGGATTGGCTTCTATTTCTTTAAAGAGTTCATATCCACCACCAGTTGCTCCAATTCAAGTAGAATTTGAATTTTTTGCTCATAATGGAACTGGTGATTTCTTCACAGTTTCATCATACACAAATATTGATTACAAAGCTATCCCTTTTTATGGCACAACACCATTAAGAGACTGTATTGATTTTCGTCCTCGTATTGATGATAATGGTACAACTTTTACTCCAGCATCAGAGACATCTTCATTAATGCCTAAACGTGGTAATGATATTGTATGTGATTTTGTTTACTATTTGCCAAGAAAATCAAGAATTACAATAAATACTGCTGGTGAATTTAATGTGGTTGATGGAGTACCAGCTTTAATACCTGGAGATCCACTTACAACGCAAATAAATATGGTTCTTTACAATCTAATATTAGAACCATATACATTTTCAACTGAATCATCTAGCGTATCTATTGAGAAGATTGATAATAAACGATATACAATGCGTGATATTGGTAAACTTGAGAAACGTATTGATAATTTAGAGTATTATACTGCACTCACAATGCTTGAACAACAAACAGAATCTATGACTATAACTGATTCTCTTGGACTAGATCGTTATAAAAATGGATTTGTTGTAGATAATTTTTCTGGACACAATATTGGTGATACAACATCTGGAGATTATTTGTGTGCCATTGATATGGAAGGTAGAAATCTTCGTCCTTTTTACACAAATCATAATGTTAATTTAATAGAAAATAAATCTACAGATACTGCACGTGCTAGTTCAAATTATAAACTATATGGTAATGTTATCACTTTACCAGTTGTTGCTAACCCAGTTTTAGTTGAACAACCGTACGCATCACGTCTAGAAAATATCAATCCATTTGCTATTTTTACATTTATTGGTGATGTAGTTATAAATCCATCTTCTGACGATTGGTTCGAAGTTGATCGTCGTCCAGATATTATTATTGATGTTGAAGGTAATTATAATACTATTAAGAATTTAGCAGAAAAAGCTGGTGTTCTTGGTACTGTTTGGAATGCATGGCAAACTGTTTGGTCTGGGACACCAGTTAATGCTGGTAGGGTAGTATTTACAACTGGTAATAATTGGGCGTCTCGTCAGGGAGATGTATATCTTAATCAAGACCAACTACGCCAAAGATTTGGTATTACATCATGGGGTAATGCTCGTCAGATTACTGCAGAGGTGACTGCAACTCCTGTCAATCAAACAAGAACTGGTATTAAAACAACTATTCAAGAAAAAATAGATCAGCAACTAGTTAATGATCGTGTTTTATCTAGTGTTGCTATACCATATATCAGATCAAGAAATATTTTAGTGCAAATTAAGAAGTTAAAACCTAGCACTAAATTCTATCCATTCTTTGATAATGTAGACATTTCTACATTTTGCACTCCTGCAACTAAGTTATTTTATATACAAGGTGGAACTACTGGAACTTCTGGTACTTTTAATTCTACAACAAATGTTGGTTCTAATGTAACAGAAACTGCACGACTTATTGCTGGTGACTCACAAGTTTGCCTAAATCGTGGTGATGTTATTACGGGTGGAACTTCTGGAGCAACTGCTGTAGTTGTTGGTACTGAGTTTAATCCAGATACTGGAATATATGCATTACATATTGTTAACTGTAGTACAACACCATTCCAAGTTAATGAAACTATTACTGGCACTTTATCAGCTGCTACTGCAAAAGTATCAGCTGTTCCAGTTATTGCAACTATTGGACAAGATCTAGTAACGAACGCTGCTGGAGATGTCAGTCTATTATTTAATATCCCCAACACAGATATTACTCGTTTCCGCTGTGGTACTCGTGAGTTAAAACTTGTCGATCAACCTGATGAAACTCTACCATTTACTTCTCGTGCTCGTGCTAATTACAGTGCAGTTGGTGTTCTAGAAACAAAACAGGCAACTATCAATTCTGTTCGTAATGCATTAATTGTTGAGGAGCAAGTCACTGATAGTCAAACAATCACACAAACTTCAGAAAGAGTTATTTCTGATACTGGTTGGTGGGATCCTCTTGCTCAAACTTTCTTGGTTCAATCTACAGGTGGAGCATTTATATCAAGCATTGATGTGTTCTTTGCCACTAAAGATCCAAATATACCTGTAACATTAGAAATTCGTGAAGTCGTTAATGGATATCCTGGAAAACGTGTTCTTCCATTCAGTCGTGTTACACTAACACCAAGTCAAGTTAATCTATCTAATAATACTGTATTACTTGAAGGTAGTGCTGTAAGATCATATGACACACCAACCAAATTCTCATTCCCAAGTCCAGTATATGTACAAGATAATGGGGAATATTGTTTTGTGCTAGCTTCTGACTCTAATAACTATAAAGTTTGGATATCACAGGTTGGTGATAATGTCCCTGGAACTTCTAGAACAATATCAGAACAACCATATGCTGGTGTATTGTTTAAATCTCAAAATGCTTCTACATGGACAGCAGATCAATCTCAAGATATTAAATTTACTATTTACCGCTGCCAATTTGACGTGACAAATCCAGGTAACGTAGAATTCACTAATGATAAATTACCACAACAGACACTAGATGTAGATCCTTTTGAGATTCGTAGTGGAACTACAACAGTTCGTGTATGGCAACGTGATCATTGCATGACACCAGGATCTACTGTTACTATTAGTGGAGTTGGTTCTGCAGTCAATGGTATTCCAGCTTCTGAGTTGAATGGTAATAAAGTTATATCAAATGTTGATATTGATACATACACTATTACTGTTACTACTACACCAACATCAACTGGTTTTGGTGGAGGATCTTCTGTTAGAGCTACTAGAAATATTCAGTTTGATGTATGTCAACCAAGTATTCAAGTTCAATCATTCTCTGAAACTGCATGTGATTTTTCAATAAGAACAACTTCTGGACAATCAGTTGATGGTGCTTCACAGGTTCCATATGTATTAGATAATGTTGAGGGATATGGAGTAGTTGTAAATGATGTAAATTATTTCTCTACACCTAGAATGGTCGCTTCTGAAATTAATGAACAGGTTTCAGCATTAAGTTCTGCTAAATCTTTAACAGTACGTGCTTTAATCTCTTCAACTAATTCT